TCCTGTGCCTGGTCTATTACTTGAAACTAATTTATATTTTGTAACGTCGCGTTTCCAGTATATCGAGTTCGAGTAGCGGAGTGGCTTCCATTGAGCGAAGTCCGGTAGATAGTGAAGTTTGGTTTTAATGAGACCAGTGCAGGCGTATTGTATTTTCTCTACGCGGAATTGTAAGCCGTGCTTCTTAGCGTACGCGTCGACGGCGTCTTTACTTACTTGGAAGTGATTGGCTATCTCTTGGCGCGTAACCCATTTAGCAGGTAGTTTGTTTTTACCTTTGGCTTGTGCTATGCCTTCGAGTGCCTGGTGCAAACGATTAGCAAGACAAGCGATTAAAACTTTCATTTGTTCGGCGACCAGATATTCAGATCAGACTGCCAGACCCAATTCTTTCCGACCCGATGTGCGAGCCATACTTTCCAATCGTTGCCGTCGATGTAGCCATAAGCAAAGCCGTGACCGTGTCGGCTCGTCGCTAATCTCATCGAGCTATAAGCCATGTCATCGGTACGGCATAGGCAACCAGCAGAGTAAGCTGCACCGCCACCGTGCTTCTGCAAATTAACCTGCTCAAGTCGGTGAATGTGTCCGCAGATAAATCCTCCACCAGTGTCAGCATAATGTATGCCTTGCTGGATTACTGCGTTAGTGCCGTGCGAGTATCCGTGACCGAAAGCCACAGGCCCGAGGCGATAGATTCCTTTCTTAGCGTGATAAGGTAAGATTACTTTTGCACCGGCTTTTCTCGCAGCTGAATTGATAGCGGTCTTAACGTCCTCGCAATAGTCGCGTACAAGTGCCGAGCCTGAGTTGGCAATCAGGTGGTCCAAGCGTGCTTCGTGGTTGCCCCATAAGTACACCGTTGGCTTAAACATATTTAGAAAGTCGATGCCACCTTGTATGTCTTGTTTAAGGCTCTCCGCAGATTCCGCATCGTTACCAACTCCACGACGCAGTGATCGGAAGTCAAAGCAGTCTCCCAAGTGTACGCGCACAGTGGGCTTGTAATCTTTAATGAATTGTTGGACGGCAAGGAAAGATTCCTCATCGACCATATCACCGTGGTTATCGCCTACTGCGACGAAGCGTATTGGGTTGCTCATTTTTTTAGGGTTAAATTCATTTGTAATATAATCGCGTCTCGCATCTTCTTAGCCTTCTCGAAGTCTTTGGATAGTTTCCGCATAATAAAAACATCGACGCGTTTTAGTCGGAAGTAATAATAGTTACCACCTGGTTGTTTGTATAGGTAACTGCGTTCTGGGTCGAAGCGATTGAATGTAGTCGCTGGTCGGTCTTTGTTTCCGATGCGAGTATTCTTAGGGCAGGACGCTAACCAGTAAGCCCGTTGTGCGCTGATCCCGAGTCTCTCCGCATAGTCTAATTGCTCGGCAGTCAGAAAGGGACGCTCCTGGTCCGTAGTGTTGTCGCTTATAAACTCCATTGCTTAGCGAGCATTCGCCCTTCGTGCATAATTAACTGCCGTTGTTCTGTATCGAAGTGGTACTCCTGGTCAAATCTTACGACATCACGAATCTCGCAGATACTATTAGCCTCCTCAGGGTTCGCAGCTGAAATGCCGGACGTGGAAATATAAACCGTGCGTACCTTCCAGCCTAGAGGAATTAAAAGTTTCTGACAGACTATCAGCTCGTTGAGGTAACGCCAGTCGGTACATACAACCGTATCAAGTGCCATACCATCATCGTCGTAGCCCTGTGCAACAGTTTGGGCCATTATCTCAGCGAACACAGAAGGCTTCAGGTCTCGGGCAAAAGTTCCGCAGGCCACTAGGAAGCGTCGATTGGTGTCTTTGAATCTGTCATCGTGAAAGTCACCTTGCAAGTCGAGGCAGTCGAGGAAGACATTTGCAGAATCCTTGAGTGAGTCCGCAAAGTTAATCTTCTCTGCGTTCTTTTCAGACCACTCAAGAATGCCGTCCCCGAGCGTGTCCTTGCCTGCTCTCGCGTATCCGCAGATTAAGACCAATGTCCGTTTGGGGAATATAGATTCCAACGGATCAGTGTGCGCTGAATCGTCCACGTTAGAATGGAGAATCAGGCTTAGTGAAGTCAGGTACTTGTGGGGCTTCGCCATTGAGCGTTGGCTGACCATTTGAGTTACCTAAGATTGATTTGATTGATTTGAATTTATATTTGAATTGCGGTCTGCCGTTCCATTCACCGTTCGGAGTCACTTCGAGGTCTACTTCAGCGACACAATTCGCAGCTGAGTTAATGCAGTCAGTGAAAGCCTCGAGCGTCATTTGCTCGGGTGACTGGACGTATTTGTTGGTGAATTTACCGACGAGCATTGCGACTGACTTAGTGCCGTATTGCGTGGAGTAGTTTTTATTGAAGCACTGACCTTCTGCAGTCATAAAAAAGATTGAGACTGATGGAAAGCCGGCAGTGTTCAGCTTAAACTTCTCAGGCTTTGGTTTGCACAGGCGTAGTACATAAACACCAGAAGCGTCGATGGTGGTGAGTGGTGGGCGATCGGGTGATGGTTGGCTCATAGTATGTTTAGTGTATGTTAAAATTATGCGAAGGTGATTGGTGTGCCTTTGTCTTTATTTTCCCAGTCGAGCGTTTGTATGTTCACTCCGCTATCGTAGCCGGGCCATTCATTTGCCTTAACGCATTCGGTGTAAGTTTTAATGCAGTTCTCGAGTTTGATAATGCCGTCGGTGGCGATGTTTGCACCGAGGTCGTAGATTGCCCCCTGGTAAGTGTCTTTCTCGACCACAACAAAACGGAAACCCATAGGGCGAACCTTAGTATATTTCTCGAAGGTGCGTAGATAGGTCGCAGCTTGTAGGTGATAGTTATATTGATACGCAGTGCGAAGGAAAGCCTTAGGGCTGGCGTCGTCGGTAGTTTTTAAGTCGTAGAGCCATACGCGTCCGTCTTTATCTTCGGCTACATAGTCGATTGAAGATTTAATTGTGCAATGTTCGTTCTCGATACCGACTACAGTCATTTCGGTAGCGACTGGTTTGCTCACTCCGTATTTGTTAAGCAGGCCCGACATAGCGTCACCGAGTTTTAGCGCAGTCTCGTACTCGTCAGCGTCGCAGGCCTCTTCGTCTTCCTTTAAGTTATCAATAAAGAATTGGTAAATCTCTTTTCCTTCTTTGGTTCTGCGATCAGCGTCGGGCTTAGGTTTATACTTTTGAAAGAGTTCATTTTGAAGCACGCACGCGTGAGTTAATTTGCCGATGCGTAGTGCTTTGGTCTCAGGGCGTACGGTGTTAAGGTAGAGCTGATAGTGTGCCGGTGATTTTAAGAGTTCTTTCATGCCTGAATAGTTAAGGCATTGAAGTGCGTCGTATTGTACGCGTTTGATGTCGAGGATAGGCATAGGTTTTTGTTGTTAGTTAGTTGTGGATAAAGTGTGAATTAAAGTTCGTGGTCGTCGTAAGGCTCTTCAACGGTATGGCTGACTTCCCGAGCGTGTGCAAGGGCTAATTCTGCGTAGTGTTCTAATCGCTCCAGGTTGTTGCGTGAGACGCGTAGGGCTAGGACGATGGAGTGAATGCGGTCGTGCAAAGGTTTTACGTCGGCAATCTCTTCCAAGCGTTCAGGCTCGATGCGGTTGGCTTCGATGAGAGCTGCGAGTATAGCATTCTCGAGGTTAGCGTGGTCGTTCTTAACGGTCTGCGTGTTGTGGTTAAGTTCGCAGTCAGCCAGGTTGTCTCGGATTAAGCGGAGTAAGCGCTCGATGTTTTCTGTAGTGGAGTTGCTCATTGTATGTTAAAGTTTAGGGGGTTTTGGTAAAGGCATCCAATGGGTTGGATAGACAACTATATCATCCATAGATATATTCCAACATTCATCAGCCCAACGAACAATATATTTATCTACATACCATTCGCTGTCATCAAATCCATATAAATTAAATGGTTTATAAACCAAAATCCAAGTTCCGTCTTTTGGTGCAGTCTCAATAGGTTGCCATTCGTTTTGTTTTTGTAATTTTTCATTTTCCTCTTTTAGTATAATGTTTTCTTGTTCTAATTTTGTAAGCAAAAATTTGGCATTGGCATCTTGTCTTGCCATTATATCAAGCATAAATTGATGGTGTAGTTCTAGGCTCATAGTCCTTTAACGGAGTAGATAAATTGTTTGCCTACTTTGTGGGCTTGCCAGACCTTCCAATCATTGCCTTGGACAAACCCATAGAGCCAGCCGTGACCCCATTTAGAGGTGGCTAGGCGGTTCTTAGCGTAGCCCATATCCTCTTTGCGACATAGACAGCCACCCGAAAATCCAACAGCCCCTCCGTGCTTCTTAGCGTTAGTCTGCTGGATAGAGTGCAGATGACCCATAATCAAAGCACCACCCCTATCAGCGTAATGAATGTAGTGGAGTTGCTCATTGTATGTTAAAAGTCGGCTTCGATTAGTTTCTGTTTGCCTCGAACGTAGATTTTATAGTCGGAGCGTTCAAGGGTTGGTAAAAACTCCTTCTTCCAATTTCTTAATTCCCGGCTGAAGTCTGCTTTGGTCTCTTCTCGTATCTCAGGGAAGGCTTCCTGATCCAGCCAAAGCACCAGCACGTATTCCTCGGTGCAAGTGTTAAGCAGCTTGATAACGGCCTTAGGAATTGTTTCCATTTTCTCTGCGTTCCTTGTAGTATTTGTCGAGGTCTTCGAGTGCGCGTATCCATCGGCCTTCGTAGGATTGAGATTCAACCCGCCAATATAAAACCTGTTGCTCAAGTATTTTCTTTTCTTGTTCAAGAAGTTTGACCTGCTTCTCCAGCACATTAATCGCCAGAGCGTTAAATTTATCAGTAAGTTCTTTACTCATTGTCTTTTTTCTTAGGATTTAATTCCCTCCAAGCCCAGAGGGCCTGCTTCATTTCAGTGGTCGTGCCGTTGAGCATTAGGAAGGCGAGCCGATCACCGGCAATCTCAAGTGCTTTGATTCGGGCTTCGGCAGTCAGGAGTTTGTTATGGTTGGTGATACCAGCCACGAGTTCGTCTAAAGTTACCATCGGTACTTCTTTCATAAATTCTTTATCGGACATTGTTTGTACCAGGGATTGAGGATTGCTTATAGGTTAATGGTGCGACCGCAGCTTGAGGCATCGGAGTATTGCTTGCACGATTGCCATCATCGTCGAGGTCAACTGAGATACCGCAGGCCGTCTGTATGCTTTGTCTGCGTATGTATGTTAAAGCACCACCGACCTGTTGAGCAGTTAAGTTCTCAGCCTTCACCATCAATTTACCAAAGGCGAAAGACTGCCCCGAGGCGTGCAGGAAAGAAGTTTCGATGCCGACTTTGCCTTCGTCAGATACCAGGGTTTGGATCAGCGCGAGGTTGTGCTTGTGCAGGACGGGCTTGCAGGCTTCGAGCAGTGCGTCGAGCGATACATAGCGTGCCTTGAAAGCAGGGTTAATTTTGTTTGCCTTAACATTCTCAAATTCCGCAAGGGCATTGATGAGGTCGGCAGTGGGTGTTGTTGGTTCTTTAGGCATAGGTTTATTTTGGGTGGAAATTATTTAATCAGCTTCGCAATCTCTTCAGCAGAGTATTGTCCAATCTCTCCTTTGATGCGGAGGTTGTAATAAGTTTTGCCGTTCTTAATGGTGGGCTTTAATAGCCGGGCCACTTCGCCGTCCATCAGTACGATATATTGTGATTCAGGAATCTGTTTAACAAAGTCCATTCCGTTTTTAGATTTAGTCATATTAAGAGAGTTTGTTTTTAAGTGCGTAATGTAATAGCAAATAGGCGTCTGCGGTAGCAAGTGTAATTCGCTTCTGATTAGGAAATAGTTTTATCGCTTCGTCCTTGAGGCGGTTCTTCC